TAGAAGCTGAAGTGCCTAATCACGGAGGCATCTATATTGGAGATGGCATGGTTTTACACCATGTTCAGGATAGACTGAGTTCACGAGATCTTTATGGTGGCTTTTACCAAAAAAGTACCGCTAAAATCCTTAAACATGAAAGTCGTTAAAGTTTACGGAGAATTAAAGAAACGATTAGGTCAAGGTCGTTTTGAACTTGATGTAGCTACACCTGCTGAAGCAATAAGAGCTTTATGTTCAAACTTTCCTGGCTTGCAGAAGTGGATTATTGATAGTGAACAGGATGGGGTTGGATTTAAAGTAAAGGTGGGGAAGGAATCTATAGGAGAAGATAATTTAGAAGAACTTCACTTTCCTTGGAGCGAGAGAGATGTATTTAGCATTACGCCTGTTTTAACTGGTGCTGGTAGAGGATGGGGAAAGGTATTAATCGGTGTTTTGTTAGTTGCTGGAGCGATGTATTTTGGTGTAGCTGGTGGGAAGCTTGGGCTTGAGATTGGAGCAGGGGCAGCGAAAGTTATGACTCAGGTAGGTATTTCGATGACATTATATGGAGTAGCAGAGATGTTATCTCCCGTACCAAAAATGCCTGATGATCCTGAACAATTACAAAGTTTTAGTTTTAGCGGAGTTGTCAATACATCAAAAATAGGAAGTCCAGTCCCAATTGCATATGGACGAGTTTTTGTCGGAAGCTCAGTCATATCAAGTGGTCTTGACGTTGATCAATTAGTCTAATGCAATACATTCGAGGTGCTGGTGGTGGTGACAAAGGAGGTGGTAACGAGCCACCTACCGAAGCTCCTGATTCACTCCAATCAGTTCAATATGCAAGTGTTTTAGATCTCGTTTCAGAGGGAGAAATACAAGGTCTAGATGATGGGCATAAATCAATATATCTTGATGGAACGCCTGTCCTTGATTCAGGTGGAAATACTAATTTCTCTGGTTATACAGTATTAACGAGGCAGGGAACTCAAGCTCAGGTTTCTATAGCTGCCTTAGATGGTTCTGAATCAGAAGTAGCTGTAGGTGCACAGATTGTTAATGCAACTCCAGTTGTTAGGCAAATAACGAACTCTAATACGAATAGAGTAAGAGTTACTTTAAGGATTCCTTCTTTCCGTAAAATTGAAGATGATGGAGATATTGTTGGTCAGGAAGTAACTATTAAAATAGAAGTTCAATATAATGGTGGTGGTTATAACTTAGTTAAGCAAGATACGATAAAAGGAAAATCTAGTAACGTTTATTTGCGTGACTATTTGTTTAATTTAAGTGGTGCTTTCCCTGTTGACATCAAGCTTACTAGAGTTAGTGGTGATGACGCTGGGTCTAAGGAAGAAAGTCAAACATGGTGGGCAAGTTACACTGAAATCGTTGACGAGAAGTTAAGTTATCCCAATAGTGCCTTAATGTATTTAAGGTTTGACTCAAGACAATTCAACAATATTCCTGCTCGTAAGTATTTAATTAGGGGGATAAAAGTAAAGCTCCCATCTAATGCCTCTGTCGATACAACAACTCATATAGGCCGTGTTACATATAGTGGGCTTTGGAACGGTACGTTTGGAGCAGCTACATGGTGTAATGATCCTGCCTGGTGTTTATATGATTTATTAACTTCTACTCGTTATGGCTCTGGCATCCCTGAAAGTACACTTGATAAGTGGGATTTCTATGCCATTTCTCAATACTGTAATGAGTTAGTCTCAGATAAAAAAGGTGGTCAGGAACCAAGATTTGCCTGTAATTTATTAATTAATTCTAGGAAAGATGTATATAGAGTGATTATGGAAATGACCTCTTTATTTAGAGGTATGAGCTATTACGGTGCTGGTAGCTTAGCAGTAATGCAAGACAAGCCAGTTGATTCACAGTATTTGATAGGCCCATCAAACGTTGTCAATGGAGACTTTGAATATACAGGTGTATCTCAGAAAGCTAGACACACAACAGTATCAGTTTCGTATCAAACGTATGAAGGTTTAGGTGATGTCATGGTTGAGCATGTGGAAGATGCTGATGCCATAGCGAAGTACGGAATTATTAATAAGGATGTCAAAGCACTTGGTTGTTACTCACAGGGTCAGGCTCATCGAATGGGTTTATGGACTCTTAAATCTGAGCAGTTATTAACTCAAACGTGTACTTTCTCTATTGGTTTAGATAGTGGAATTGTTGTAAGACCGGGAATGGTTGTTGATATCGCTGATCCAGTGAGGGCAGGGACTAGGAGATCAGGGCGTATTGGAGCGAGTTCAACAGCGACAGTTATTAATATTGATAGCGGTGAAGATTTTTCTGTTGATTTAACAAAGAGTCCAACACTGTCTGTAATTCTACCAACGGGAATAGTAGAGACAAAGGCGATCAGCAACTACGCTCCAAATGCAACTCCTCCTACTGTTACTGTTTCTTCTGCTTTTAACGAAGCCCCTAATGATGAAGCTGTATATCTAATACAAACAAGTGATGTTCAATCTCAACAGTATCGAATACTTAGTGTTGCAGAAGGTGCAGATGGAGTTTCTGCTGTAACAGCTCTTCAATACAACAGTTCTATTTACGCTTCTGTTGATGCAGACGAAGACATTGTTCTACGAGATATTAGTAATTTAAGTGCTGCTCCTGATGCCGTAACAGATATAGAAGGAGAAGAGTTTCTCTATTCAGATGGTCAGGGTGTATTCGTTGGTTGTGATTTGAGTTGGCAGCATAACCGTAAGAGAGTTACAGGCTTCAGAATTACTTATCGAGTTGATAATGATAACTGGGCAACAATTACAACAGGTGCTCCTTCAGTCAGTTTGAGACAGGGTGGAAACTTTGGTGCGTTAAGAGCTGGAACATTACAAGTACAGATCCAGGCTGTTAACTACTTAAACAAGGGAAGCACTATTGCAACGTTTACAAAGGCTTTGGCTGGTAAAACAGCAGCTCCAGGGGATGTTACTAACTTCACAATGATCCCTACGAACGGGTTGGCTCGTTTGCAATGGACTCAATCAAGTGATCTTGATGTTGTTGTTGGTGGTCTAGTTAGAATTAGACACTCACCTGCTTTATCTGGTGTTACTTGGGCTAATGCTTCTAGTATTCACAGTGACTTAACAGGTACAGCGAAGGAAGCTTATTGTGATCTGAAATCTGGTACTTACTTAGCAAAGTTTGTTGATTCAGGTGGGCGTACAAGTGTGAATACAGCAATTGTTGAATTTACAAAACCTGTATTAGACAATTTAACTAATATCAATACTCAGACAGAGGATACAAGTTTTGCTGGTACGAAGACAGATCTAGTTGTTGCTAGTAATGAGTTATTAAATGCTGCTGATGGGTCGAATTGGGAGACGACAGGAACTTATTTGTTTACTAATAATCCAATTGATTTAGGTGATATTTTCAATGTTCAACTTGATAGCACGTTGAAGGTCAGAGGTTTCTTCCCTGGCAACCCATATATTGATACTTTCTCTGATTTTGATTTAATATCTGATTTCGATGGTGCTACCCCTGCCACTTGTAATGCAGAAATTTACATAAGAACAACACAAACGGATCCAAGTAGTTCCCCTACATGGACAACATGGAGGCCATTTAATAATGCTCAGTTCTCTGCTAGAGGATATGAATTAAAGTTAGAAGTTACTACTGGTGGTGATAATTCTGCTCGTATTGCAATTGAACAATTAAGGGTTGCTTCTAATGCTCCAACAAGAACAATTACTGGCACTGGGACGTCATCTGCTAGCGGTGATTTAACTGTTACTTTCCCGAATAAATTTAATGCTGCACCTGCTATTGGGATAACAATGAGTGCAACAAGTAGTGGTGACTATTATACGATTGCGAGTAGTTCTGGTTCCGCTTTTGCCGTTTCCATTTACAATAGTGGAGGAACCCGTCAGGCTCGTGCATTTAGTTGGACGGCTACTGGCTACGGAAAAGGTAACTAATGGCGCAATCAGATCAAGTAATTCAGAATAATACAGGCGCGAACGTACGTGCCGACATAAATAATAACCTTGCGGCTTTATATAGTCTCAGTAGTGGATCGAGCGCACCAAGTACAACTACAGCTCATCAACTCTGGCTAGATACAAGCACAACTCCTGACACCTTAAAGATTAGAAATGCTAGTGATAATGGATGGATTTCTCTAGGTACTGCTGAGTCAAACTTAGGATTAGCAGCATTATCTGGGGCTACATTTACAGGAAATGTTCTTGTTCCTGCTGGTACGGTAGGGGCTCCTGGCCTTAGTTTTGCTGGTGATACAGATACAGGTTTTTATAATGTTGGCAGTAATGAGATAGGAATTTCTACAGGAGGAACATTTCGAGCACGTTTTCATTCTGGTGGAATGATTCTTCAAGATGGAAATTCTATAAGGTTTAAGGACTCAGGAAACTCAAACTTTATTTCTTTAGCGGCTCCAGCTTTAACAAGTGACGTCACTTTAACTCTTCCAAATTCCGACGGAAATAGTGGAGATATGCTCCAGACCGATGGCTCAGGAGTCTTGTCGTGGCAAGCAGTTCAGGGTGTTCCTTCAGGTTCAGTCTTTACTCATGCAAGCACAGCAATACCTAGTGGCTATTTAGAATGTAATGGTGCTTCGGTTAGCAGGACAACTTACGCAGCATTGTTTTCAGCTATTGGTACGACT